TTTGCCGCAAATCTTGAGGTAAGATTTAATGATGTGGTGTCAACATCACGAAAGTATGGCACTAACATATTTGTTGTATCCGATTTACGGAGGTAAGGCGTTAACATTAAAGTTGTATCCGCTCTACGTAAATAAGGTAGTAACATAGACGTCGTATCCGCTCTACGTAAATATCTGCTTAACATACTTAAGGTATCCGATAAATTTAGTTTTGCCGCAAATCTATTTGTTAAATTTAACAAAGAAGTATCAGAATCTCTAAAGTAAGGTAAAAGCATTGAAGCCGTATCTGCCTTCCTTAGATAAGGCAAAAGCATCGCGCTTGTATCAAACCTTGTTACAATGAAATTGGTATCAGCCGCTAAAGTTCCCGTCGTGGTTATTGTTCCACCCGTTAACCCTGTTCCACCTGTTACGCCCGTCACCCCTTGTAAATCGGTAAACGTTGGCGTCAATGTTCCACCGTCAAGTTGAGTTAAGGTTAATGTCTTTATATCTGTTCCCGTGAAAGCTGCATTGTTTATCTTGTCATTATACGCCGTATTCCATTCGTTTTGTTTTATGTCTGTTGGTATGGCATAACCTGAGGCATAGCTTAACGCCAATGTTCCTGAAGTTGTTATTGGTTGCCCTGAAATAGCTAAACCCGTTGGCACGGTCATATCAATGCTTGTAACCGTTCCGTTGTCCGAAAAATTACCCGATACCGTGCCCCCGTCTTGCTGAGTCAAAGTAATAGTTTTTGTCGTTGTGCCCGTTACCGCTAAGCTATTTATTTTATCATTGTAAGCGGTGTTCCAATTAGCCGAATTATTAGGAATAGATGAAGCCCACGTCGTGCCCGTTGACAAGGCTATGCCTGCCTCTGGATAAACAGGATTTCCTGCCTGAGCCGAACCAACCGAACCAATACCGCTTACCGTTGCGACTGTGTAATTAGCACCTACTTTAAAAGATGTCGAAACAATGGTAATTTTATTTGTGTCCGTTAAATTATATTGGTCATTGTTTAAAAGTTGTCCATTCCTAAAAACCAAAATATATGCCTTTAATTGAATAGGAAATTTTGGGGTAATCGTCCATGTTAAAACACTTGATAAAGCTGGTTGATATTCTTGTTTTAAAATTTTTATGGTATCGCCACCAATGGCAACATTGATTGAATCTTGCAACCTTGCGTAAATAGTAGTTGTATCTAAACGCAAAGTACCTGTCGTGGTGATTGTTCCACCAAGTAAACCGAAGCCTGAGCCTACACTTGTAACGGTGCCCGTTCCTTTTGCATTTATGCGATTTGATAAGGAAGTTGTATCAGCTGCATTTAATTTTAAGGAAAATCTCGAAGTTAAATTAAGGTTTAAGGTATCGGACTGAGTGAATAAAAATGATGTATCAGCTGATACCGTTCCCGTTGTTGTGATTGGATTTGGATTAACTATTATTCCCGTACCTCCCGATATTGAGGTGAGTGACCCGCTACCACCTCCCGAACCAGCGCCGCCACCACGTGGGAAAATCACCGTATAATTTTCACCTAATTTATAGGCAGTTGCACCAATAACCACGGAGGTATTTGTAGGTATAGTATATTGAGTAGGTAACAATATTTGTCCATTCCGGTAAACTTGCACCACATTTACGCCACCAACTACTAATGTGTCTGACTGTGTCCACGTTAAAGTACTTGAAGAAACATTGGTAAAATCTTGACGGGCATAAAATCTGCCACTTGTATCTGCATATGCTTTAGTTGCATAGTTGGCTAACATTGTAGCCGTATCGCTTACTAAAAGTGTTGGCGTTGTGTCGCGCCAAATACCTTCACTTGATTTATAATAAAGTGAGGCATTATTTGAAGGATTACTAATTCGAACATCGTGTAATTCGTCTAATTCTTGACCGTTACGAATCTTAACAAATAATTCACCAGAACCAACATTACTTTTAACGCAAACGCCAATATATACCGTGTGTTGTGGCGCTTGCGGTTTTGTTGATGTCAAGCCACCAGCCACCGTTGGCGAAAGATAAACCGCTGAATCTTCAACTAATGCACTTGTATTTATATTTGTAATCAACCCCTCAGTTATAACATAACCGCTTTGATTATTTAATATGTTTTCCGCAACAATTCCAAAGGTGTTAGCCGAAAAAGCATCGGTAACGCCTAATGCTTTTGCAACGGTTATCTTGTTACCCCGACTTCCTGACAAATACACCACAGTACCTTTTGCTAACGTTGCACCTGTGCGATTGTTTACGCGTTGGTGTAATTGTTGCCCAATAACATTGGTAACATCTCCACCTTTTAATCCTTGAATCAAAGAGCCTTGAGTGTCATTATATTCAACCTCACCTACTCCGACCGTTCCATCCTTTGCCGTGTTAAAGGTAATTGAATCAAAAGGCATGGTTAAACCCGATGTTCCACCGCCAACCAATCCCCAAACATTGGAAGTAAAATCAAAGGAATATATTTTTAAATTAATCGTGTCAATAATTAACCACGCATTTTGATTTGTTGTTGGTTGAATGCTTGCTGTATCACTTAATGAACCACGCCAAACTAAGCCGTCTGCCGTAGTCTGGAAACCTAATCTTTGTTTGTTAGGATTTGCTGGGTACTGAGCAAAGAGGGAAATAGAAATAAATAAAATAAGAATTGAAGGCAATGTTTTTTTGCCCCCAATCCTCTTAATCAAATTACTACCCACTTTCAATAAAACATCCTGGATTAAAATCTCACCTATTTTTCCTAACGTCTTTAAAAAACGTCTTTCTTTTTTTGGTTTCTCTATCATAAAACTATTCCCATTGTGTTATAAATATCTAAGATTTGTTCCTCTTCGTCACCGTAACAAGTTGCCTCAGGACAACCAATGGCACTGGGAATAAAAGCCGCATAAGATGTGGCGCAAGAACAAAGGAAATCTTTAATTCTTTTTTTCTTTACGTCCAACCTTTGTAACAAAGTATCTTGATAAAATTTTAATCCTTCAACCCCGACATTTTGCCCATACTCGTTATCCAAAGTATATAAACCGTTTGAACCAAGCTGCATGACCATGTACGGCGCTGCCTCATATAAAACGGCGTTTGCACAAAATGATTTTAATTGTTTATCCCAAAGTTGTTGATAAACCGCTGAGGTAAACGCGGTACTTGTTCCCTTTTGAGCCACCATTGCATCATACAAGGTTAAGCCAATAGCTGGAACAATCCAACGGAACTCGGCATCTTGAATATGTGAGCTGATAAGCGTTTTATCAAGCCTTATATCTGCTGGCGTTGGACGTGCAACCCCTCCAGCTATTACTTCACTCGGTTGTATTAATTGGCTCATTCGTTGGGGTTGGTTGTTCTATTTCTAAGGGCGCGTAGCCTAATATTTCTCTTTTTTCATTTATTGAAAGGTTTTCTTCCACCTTTATTTCACCCATGAAAGACACGGGCAAAGTGTTTGAAATCCCAAACGAAACATCTGTGAATGCTGAATTATAAAGCCCAATTTCTTTTAAATAAGGGTTGATAATCTTTGAAAGCATTAGATTTTGACGCGGCTTAATTACCGTATTTTGCAAGTATTCCATTTCTTGCCTTATCTGCTGATTGCTTCCAAGTTGCCCCGAAGTTGCAAAACCCGCTAAGGACTTACTCCAACGGTTAGCCACCACAATTGCTGAAGCTGCAAGGTTTTGCAAATTTAAAAATTCACCTTCATTTTCTTTTGACGTGGGTATAAAATTTGCTTTTAATTTTTCATCTCTAAGAACCTGAACAAATAATTTGTGATTATTTCCCATTCCTGTAAACTTTGCCTCAATGCCTTCAACAAGGCTTTTGGCTTCCGCAGATGTCATTGAACCAAAGAATTGTAAAATACCTGAAGGCATGAAGCCATTTTCAAATTTACTTGTATTAAATCTTTGAATCCTGTATTCAATCTCCGCCCACATTTTGGCGCCAATCCACTCAGGTAAACCAAAGTAGAAATAACCAGCCGCGTATTGTTTTACATGAATAATTGAACGCTCCGTTCCGTCTTCTAATTTCTTAAACTCTGGATAAATTGGTATTTCCCTAAATCCTTCCCTTTCGTAATAAGTACCCTCGGTTGTAAGTGGTACCTCCTCCCAGTTGTCGTAAATACCAACGGAACGGATAATCTGATCTGCTTCGGCTTTTCGTATCCCAATGTTATAAACAGGAACATGGTAAATATAAGTAAATGGTTCATTACCAACTTTGCCGCGTACAATTTCTGCAAAGCAATTTCCAAAAGCATCGTAATCAAAAGCCAATGAACCTAAAACCTCTTGCAAGTTTTGTGAATGTAGATTAACCTGCCCAATAACTTGCTCAATCTCATTTAAAGAATCGTCCCTTATTACCTCACCCTTCATTGATGTTGTAAGCAAGGTGTTGGATTTTCCTTTCATTGGAATAAATCCGTCACCGACAACCATGTTTACTTTGTCCTCAATGATACGCCTAAGCGTTGGGGAATTATTAACAATGGCAATAAGACTTTTAAGAAAGTCATCTTTCTGGGTAAAAAATCTAACCCATTTAGCCCCTGTAAAATCAAGTCTTTCGCGTGACGGTTCATTAAAAATATCTTCTGCCACTAACATAGTGTTAGAAGTATCTAAAGTAACCGAAGCCAATAAAGGACTATTATTTCTTTTTAAATTTCTTTTAGCCCTGTTTGGCGTCGCTTGAATCGTCTTCTTTATTTGGCTCATAGGTTTTTTTCTCAGGCGTAAAAATAACATGCTGGCTAACAGACTTGGGGTTGGCATTATACCAACCCCTTAGTTCTGCCTGTGTAAAATTTCCGATAGCCTTCTTTAGTATTCCCGCTTTTCCCGTTGGGTCTGCACCAACGTAAATCATTAGCTTACTTTTTTCGCGTACTATCATAATTTATATTTTAATCAAGTGCAGCCATTACGGTTGCTCCATTAACAATGAACCTTGCTTTTTCTGTCGTTCTGCAAGTTAATGTCAATGTCTCTTGATTTGAATCAGTAAACAAAGCACCCGATAAACCTTCAGCACTTGTAAGCCTTACTGGTCTCTTTTTTGCTCCAATAACCTCAGCTCCCCAAATCCAATATAGCCCTGTATTTTCAACGTGAACGCAAACCAAACCGCAAGCCTGTCCTGACATATCTTGAATCAAGTTTCTTAATTCTTGGTCACGGCAATTTATAATCCCTACCAAACTTTGCTCAATTGCAACCGACAAAGTATCTGGGTCTTGCGTCACGGTCTCCGTGAATGCTCCTGAATTGTCCCTAAATTCCACCTCGTAAAATACGGCTGCCGATGAAACCATTGTTATCGCCGTGGTTGCTCCCGATGCGTTATTAGTGATGCCTGTCACTTGATTAGCATTGGCAATGTAAAATTTACCAATACCACCAGCGCAAGTTCCATCCGTACATTGGTTAAGCCAACCGCTTGTTATACTACTCATGTTTTTGGTTTAGTAGCCTAAGCTGATTAAAGAAGGGTGAATATAATTAACACCCATTTTGAAACGAGCCTTAATATATACCTTTTCGTCTTTCTGGTCGTACCAAAGTTCTAAAGCCGTCTCAGGGCTTAACACGTCGGTTGCAAGTACCTTGTTTTGTGGAGTTGTATATTCCACATAATGAGGCTTTACAGTTCCTAAAGACGTTGCAATATCGTCCCAACGGAATTGAGGTATAACAGTTACGCCTCTAAAGGTGAATTGTTCAACTCCGTTAATCAACTGAAGTAAACCGTAATCACCGCCGCCGCCGTTCTCAATGTCTTCACGAAGTTGTGAATAAACGCTTTGCGTAACATTAAATACCTTTTGGTTAGCAGGTAAACCTTTTAATTGTAAAGGAGCCTGGTCATAAACATCTCTAAGGATTGCGAAACCGTCACCAGCCGCAAGGTTTGTACCTGAGCCCGTGTTTGCACGTGGTACTAAATCGTCTGCCACTAACTGAGGGTAGTAAACAGTCCAAAATCCGTCTAAAGAATCAAAGTTAGGATTATTGGAAGACTGGTCACCAAAGTAAGATAAACGGGTGATGTCATTTCTTATCGCCTGTTGAACACGGGTTAATAAGATATTTTCAATCAAAGTTCCAGAAATGTCTGGAAGCCTTGTTCCTGTTTTTAATAACTCTTCAAAAACAGTGTCTTCAAATTCGTCCCAGCACATTTCTAAATCCACCTTCATTTTTTCAACGTCGATTGTACGCTGATAAATGTCAACCGCGCCAACGGGATTAAATCCGCAACCAGAATATTTTCTAACAATATTCTCTAATTGCTGAACGAAAACCATTTTCTTTTTATTCGCGACGTTGCCAAGTACACGGAATTGACCGCGTAAATCATCATCAAAAAAGACTGGTTCTAAAAATATATTATTTGCCTCAGTACCTCTAAATGATACGTCTAATTGGCTTATTTCAACTGATGCCATTTGTTTTTAATTTTAAAGATTAGGATAAGAAATTGTTGCCGAAGTATTGGTCATAACCAATGAATCTTCGATAACAAATGAAAATTCTGTTTTTGCTCCCGCTGTTGTTGCCGTGCCAAATAAAACCTTCCAATCATTACCTTTTACTAATGCTGAGGTATTTATTTGTAAGATTGCCGTTGGTGCTGAAGATTGCCAGTTAGAATAAGCCTCGTTACCTGATTCGTCAATTACGTTAACCTTGTAAAAATCCGATGCACTTGTTACACCCGTCAAAGGTGCAAAGTTCAAACGAGCGCCTGCCGAGGCAGTTCCATAGGTAAATGATACGGGTATCCTTGTTGTAAAGGTATCAATACCGTATAATTGCTCCGCGTTTATTCCCTGAGCATTTGCATACGGGTTTGTGCGATTAAGACCTTTTTGACCTACATAAGTATTTGAATCAAGAAAGCCATTTACATTTGCTGTTGACATTATCTTTGTGAAATTTTAGATTGAACTAATGAAGCAAAAGCATCAAAGTGATTTGCCTTTGCTTTTGTTTCTTTTACCTTTTCATGTGCTGAACCACCAGAAGGAAGTCCAACGCCTTTTTTTACTTGCGCCCTTAATGCTACCAATTCATTTCCCAATGTTTCCAGAACCGATTCAATCTCATTAATTGAGTTCTTTTGTTCATCGGTCTTTTTGTACATTGATTCCATCTCCTCTTTTTGCTTAGTATGGATTGCGTCCATTTCCTCAGGACTCATTACAAAGTATCCTAAATCTTTAAGCATTGTAATAGCCATTTCAACTTCATCGTTTTTAGGTTCTTCGGTTATTACCTCTTCTTCTGTCATAACATTTTCGACTTTTTCATCGACGGCGTTAAGCAGATTTTTAATTTTTTCTAAAATGGAATTACCCATGTCATCGTCTTTTTTGTTGTTGATTAATAATGCAGCTGGGACATTTAGAAATTTGCTTAGGCTATTTTGCAACGGTAATAAATCAATATTTTTTTCGCCAACTTTTACAATTTCATCAATAAATCCAAACTCTAAAGCTTCCTGAGCGGTCATCCATGTTTCGGCCGCCATCATTTTTGTGATATTTTCGTTAAGGTTATTTTGGTATCCTTTACGCTTATAAACCGAAGCGGTATAAATATCAAGTAACTTTGCTTCCATCTTATCCAATAATTCAGCTGTTGCCTCAAGTTCGTCGGCGTTACCCATTGTATAACTCCAAGGTCTGTGAATCATTAAAAAAGCGTTCTCAGTCATTTTCACTTTATCCGCCGACAAAAGTACAACCGTTGCAATGCTTGCTACCAAGCCGATTCCCGTTGCCGTTGTTTCGTTTGGATAATTGGCAATTAAATCAGCTATTCCCATTCCTTCAGTGACTGAGCCACCGCCAGACGAAATCACCAAGTTAATTTCCTCACCCTTTGCGTCGTTAATTTTACTTCTTACTGATTTGTATGAATTAACAGATTCCGAAATTTCCCCTAAAATATCAATATTAAATTTTGCCATCGCTTTGGTTTCCTTTTCCCTTTCAATCTTTTTAAACTTTGCCTCAGCCCAAACCTTCATTGCAGAACCTCCCCAGGCGTCAAACATGATTGAGCCGCAAATTTCATTCCCATCTTTGTCAAAATATTTCCCCTGGTCATAAGTTTCCGCGCGTGAAAGAAAACTGTATGTTCTTTGTACAGTATCTTCGCTTAATCCTTCGCCGTTTGCGATTTGATTAGCCCTTAACCAGCCGACCCGAGTACCGCAAGATGAACCATTGTCCTTCTTATGATTTAACGCTTTCCTTGCGTTATTCTTTGCCGTGTCTGGATAATCAGCGTATGTCATGCAGTAAATTTATTTATTATTATTTTTCTTATTCCTTTTTTTGCTGATTGCATAGCCAAACGACTCAGGATGTTGTATCATGTTATACACGGTTTTCTCGCTCAATCCTGTTCGAATGCTAATATCTAAAATGGCATTCATTTTACTTTCATTTTCAAATAAGGCAGCTGGATATAATTCCATTACCATAAATTTCGCAATGGTTAAATCCTTAATAACATTGGTTTGATAAAGGAAATCAATAAGTGTATAAAAGTCTGGTCTTATCTTATCTTTTTCGCATAACGCCTTAAATTTATCCAATATGCTTTCTTGAAATTCAATTAATAATTCCTTATCAATATTATTTTTCTCATTGTTCATCGCGCCAAAATTGTACTATTTGCCTCATTTTACCAACCACCTTTGTCCGACAGGCTGGACAGTTTCTTCTTTCAGGTTCATAGTTGTTTACAAAGTTGTTATAAATATGAAATAAATAGTCCATATCCGACGGGTCAATAGATAAAACCCTGTAAGTCCTGTCAACCGTTGCCATGACTTGCGTTTTATATTCATCGGGAATACGCGATGCAAGTTCACCCCAAATACTATTTCCTTTCATACAGTTGCACATTTATAAAGTTGCTTTTACTTTTAGTTTATTACCCTCAGCCAAATCTCTTGCAATATCGTCCGAAACGACGTAGGCTTGAAGCCTGTCAATTCTATTATTTATTGCGTCGGTCTTTGCCTCAATTGCTTTTAAATACCCTGACATTCCTGAGTCAATACTCATGCCTTGTATTGGTGCAGAAATTGGAGGAACCATGCCACCCTCTGCAAAACCTTTGATTCCTATTCGCCTAAACGTCGGAGATCCGCCTAATAAACTTTGTTGCCGTTGGTTCAATACAACCTCACCGCGTTTAACGTAAGCAAGGACATTGTCACCGTTTGAACGAGTAGGTATATTTTGTTTTTGATTAACCCTTTGCCCTGTTACCACGCCACCCTCAGCAAGAGGCTGGGCAATAATTGTGGCAGTTTGTATTCCCGCAAAAACACCAGCGGTTATAGCTGAACCAATAGTAAAAGGCGGTCCAGGAGGAACAGCTAAAGCACGGTTAACGGCTAAAGCGCCTTGAATTATTGATTGTGCAATGGCTATTTTCTTCTCAGCTTTTGCGGCTTTTAGTTGGAGCTCTTCGGCTTGCTTTGTTTTTGCGTCAAGTAATATTTTTTCTGCTTCAATTTCTTTTAATAATCGTTTCTTTCTTAATCCGCTTGTTTTTTCCGCTTTCTGTTCAAGTAATGTAATATTTTCCTCAGTCTTTTGTATTTCCTGATTTAAAATGTCAGCATCTTTTTTAAACCTCGCTTGCTGGATGGTGGAAAATAAATCTGTAACTAATGTGGCGGCTTGCAAATAGGTTTCAATCCTTTTAGCTCTTTCTTCTAAATCCTGTTCTTCTTTTTCCTTTTGCTCTTTTCTGAAGTCATCTGCATTTTTTGTAACCTCTTTAAAAACCTTTTGTATATCTTCAACCTCTTTTTTTAATAACTCTGGAGGCTTTGTAGTTAATGGTAATGTCGCAAGTTGTTCGGCATTTTTTAAATTGTTTAATAAATTACCTCTTGATGCATCCGCTAATATTTGATTTTGTTGTTCAACCGCATCTTTGATTTGATTATTTATTGCATTTAATTTTACCGCCAATTCCTTTTGTGTTCCAGAACCAACTACGGCGTTGGAGAAAGCCTGTTGTAATTTACCGCGTTCATTTTCTAAAGCGGCGATTGAACCTTCTGCATATTCTTTTCCTGCTTCCTGACCTCCTTTGTATGCTGCTGTATTTAATTCCTTATTTTGCGCTCTTAATCTTTTTTTCTGTTCTTCGGCGTTTTGCTTTTCAAGTGCTATCCTATCTTTTTCCGCTTTCTCAATCGCTAATTTATCCTCCTTATCTATCTTTTGTTTTTCGGCTCTAAATATATCCCTATTAACTTTTAAAGCCTGTGATATATTTCCAGTTGTAAAAAAAGTTGTCAATCCAGCACCCATAGCTTTTAAGGTTGCTGGAAATTCATTTGCAAAATCAATTAAACCGCCTAATAAGTTATTAAAGAATATTTTAGCCTTTGATGAGATAATGGTAAATTCTCCACCAAATTTTGTAAATGATTCATTTAGTTCCGACTGACTTTGTTCTAATTCTAAATTGGTTTGAAATAATATTTCTTGTTGCGTCTGGTATTTATTAGTTGACTTTGTAACCTCGTCTGTATTTTTTAATATTTTTTCTAATGATAAAATGTAAGCCAATCCTGCATCTTCACCAGCACCGCCAAAAACATCTGCAATTACCGTTTGTAATTTATTCCCTGCCACCGAGGTATCACCCATTTTACCACTAACACGCGCTAAAGCTTCGGCGGTTGTGATTGAGCCGTTATTTAAATTCTCAAATAATTCCCCTGTAAATTCTTCGCCAAAAGCCCCGACTAAAGCATCCTTTGAAGTCTTTGTTTGCTCCCTAATTCTTAATCCAAATTCCTTTACAACGTCTAATCCTTTGTCTGAATAAATACCCTGATTAGCTGCTGAAATTGCAATTGCTAAATAATCTTTTATGCTTAATCCAGCGGCTGCAAATTGCGTTGGATATTCCCTGAGATTGTCTAAAAATTCGCCGTTTGAATCCGCGCCCTTTCTGAATCCTATTTCAACAGCATCTAAAGCCTCGCTAAAACTTATTCCCAATGCTTTACTTGCGCTATTGGCTGCAACGGTTATCTCATTGACATCCTTTTTATATGTCGTTGATATTGCTTTTGACTTGCTTACAAAGTCACTTAATACGTTTCCAGTTGCCCCCGTGAAAGCGCCCACCTGATTAGATAGTTCTTTAGTTTCTGCTACTGATTCATTTATACTTTGAAATATTTCGCTTATTCCACTAAACACGGTTAATGCAATACCAATAGCCCCTAAAGATTTATTAAACGCTCCTGTCGTTGCGCTTAACCCTGTAATCCCCTGGGATAAACCACCGATTACACCCGTAACTTGTCCTAATGTTCCACCAAGTTTCGGGAAAAATTGACCCAATGCCTGAGTATAACCACCTACATTCCTTTGAAATTGCCCTACGGTCGCATCAATTCCCTTTAGTTTTTTATCTAAAGCGTCAATGGAAACGATTAAATCCCTTGCCTCCTGACTTGATTCCTGTTCCGCCGCCGCTAAATCTTTGTATCTTTTTCGTTGGTCATTTAATTCCTTTGACAAACGACGGTAAGCCCCTTCGGTTTTATCGATGCCAGCGATTTCTTCCTTTCTTAGCTTTACTTGTTCCCTTGTAACATCGTTAACAAGTGACTGAGCGGCTTTTAAATCAACTAACTTTTTTTCAAGTTTCTTGATTTCGTCAACGTCCGCCGTCTTTTTTAACTCAGCATTTATATCGGCTATCTGCCTTTTTAATTGCGTTGCCGTTTCAATCGTTCCCACTAATCCTTCTATCTGGATTTTAAAACCAATTACCTTTTCAGCCATTATATTTTTATTTTATTAATGACATCCTTTAAGTATGCCATATTAATAATGTATTCATCGTTTTGCAAAACACCGCGTATCAAATTTAAATGAATAATGGAAGCCTTTTGAGCAAGGTAAAACACGCGCCCCGTTTCCTCGATTTCATCGTCAAGAATGAAGGAAGAATAAAATTCAAGAAATACCTTTTTGCCTAATGCTTCTTTATCTTCCATTATCCTTTAGTTACACCGTTTACAACTACCTCATAATTTGCCCCGTCATAATGGGTATTTAAATCAATAGTAATGGTTGAGCCACCTATAATATATTGAACGGTTGGTATCAACTTTTGTCCGTTCATGAATACAAGTACATTTGCATTTGTGTTTGACACCTGAGTGATACCTGAATTAGGCGCAAGTACTAAAACGTTTGTCATTGAATTTAAGAATGGCGTGTAAGATAATTGGATGTTCACCGTTGCTCCATTTGCTCCCACTAAGCCGCTGCCAGATCCTGTTACCGTTCCGCTTTGAGGCGAAGCCCCAGCAAGTGTAATCGTATTAACAACTTTTGTTAAATCATTTACATTTGGTTTTTCATCGTAAAGTAAAACCGTTTTGGCAGGGCTATTGGATTTTGGATTGTATTCTAAACTTTGTATAATAAAGTTTGATGAACCAATGATTCCTTTGCGCCTAAATGAAAGCTGTGTTATATCTTTTGGTTTACATTTTACAAAAGTTGAATAAACCTTACCCAGTTCTATTCTTTTGTAAGTCTGCAAGTGAAAGGTTTTAAAAACGCCTTGCATTACGTTTGTATAATTTGTAACCTCATCCGAAAATGATAAGTTAAAATCTGCACCACTCGGGTCATTGTAATTTACCATGAATGCTGCAGGAAAATCAAAAGCCGAAGCCGCCGACGTTGTTTCATCAAACAATCTTATTTTTCCATCTAAGCCTCCACGCCTTCCAGCGTAATAAAGTAAACGAGGCGCAAGGTTGTAATTTGGTTCTGCGTCTGTCACCGTGTTGTAATCGTCACCAAATACAAGTGGCATTTGAGCCCCGTATGTTCCTCCCGTGGTAATGGCGACGTCGTTTATATGGATTGCTTTGGCAAAGAAATTTGTATATATAAATTCAATACCATTTTCAAATCTATCCTGAGGGAAATTATATCCTCCTGAATAAATGTTTACCCCGCGCCTTTCTTCTTCCTTGTTTGTCGTATCGTCATCCGTGGCATACGCCAGAACTTGACTTGATTTGTATCCGTCCAAAACTTGAAAGTCTGAGCCGTCAATGTCACGGGTATTTAAATCGTACTTGTTTGAGCTTTTAAAGAACCCGTCAAAACTTGTAAGGCTTGCCGCTCCTGTGCTATTTGCCCTGTATCTTATCGTATAATCGTCTTTTGGGTAGGCGTAAACCTGTCTATTTAATACATCTGTCTCCCATGCAAGATTAAAAATGGTTGTAAGGTCTGCAATTATATCCCTTGCATACCATGAAATAGGTATGATGTATTGCACGTTTACGGTTTCGCCTGTTTCCAATCCCTCTTTTTCTGCCACAACCGAAAGAGATCCAGCAATAGATAGATTAAAAGATACATTTTCGTACCTCAATCTAAGTTTTACGGTATCACCAGCCACTAAATCACCCAGAAATTCAAGTGAAATTGAATCATTTAAAGATGTTTCATTGGTCAAATCATAGGTTGAAACGTTGTTTCCATTGACCTCAAAGAACAAAATGAGTTCTGCAAATTGGTTTATATCCCCAATAGTAGCCGTTAAGGTTACATTTAACTCAGCGATTAATTCGTATAAAGCATTTATTGGCACCGTGTATATTCCACCCGTATAATTGCCCCCTGTGTCAAAGTTTGGTGACGTTGTTTCATCCGTGAATGTAATGTTAACAGTTCCGTTATCACCAGATGAATAAACAAAACTTGAAGGCGAAGGATTGGAAGCCCTGAGATTTACAAAGTCTTTGATATAATCAGCGTCAAGATTTAAACCCATTGGAATAATCAAACGGTTAAACGGGTCGGTCTTAAAAATACTATTAAGTTGATACCCTTTGTTTGCAAAAGCCTTTTCCAATATCTGCCAGACAAAAATGGCTGGCGTTAACTCATTGTATAAAATATATGTTTCATTTTCCCATGCCTTCCATTTCATCAGGATAAAACAATACTCAGCCGTTGCGGGGTTGTAATTTGCCTTAACCGTTGTTTCACTCACCTCAATTGTACTCCAGCCCAAATCCCTTACTAAAATATTTCCCACGTCTGCAAACCAATCTGCATTGTTTCCAATCAAAGAGACTTTAAAATTGGATGCTACAAAACCCGAATTGATTGCCTGTAAATCTGCACCTTCCAACCTTGCTTTTCCTGTGAGAATTGGCACGCCGTCGGCTTCAAGTCTTGCAGACAATAATTTATAAGCATTGGTAACAATGGCTCCAGCGTCGGTGATGTTTTGAAATATATTTACGTTTGTCTTTGTTGCTGGTAACGTTACATTCCTTTTTGAATGCGCTCCCGATATGTTTCCAAGTTCAATGTTCTCGATAGAATAATCAATAGTTACATTAACCTCATTTTGGTTCAAATCTACTTCTTGCCCGCCTATAAATAATTTTATCATAACTGGGCCGTTGGTTTATTAGGATAGGTAATTTCAAAGGATACTTCAATGTACGTTGCCCTGTTATTATCGGTCAATGTTTCCGCGTTTGAAATGGTAACATTTACATATTTACCATTCTCAATGATGTAAACCTCAGGCGAATAAAACATTGAGGCAATATATAAAGCGTCTTCATGTGGAATACTACATTTAACTTGCTTTCTTTTGTTTACCCTTTGATTTGTCTTGATAATTGTCTTATCATAACTGTTTGCCCTTGGATTAGATACCACGCTCCACGGCTGCGATATGTTTATTATATCTGCATTGGCATTTTGCAAGTCTTGTATTAAGCCGCGAAATTGATAACTTTCTGCACCTCCATATTTTCCAAACCAATGTAAGTCAATGTTATCATTGCAATTAGGCTCCAGAAAAATATCAATGCTTTCTGAACGCTGCGTATAACTTCCATCATAATAACCAACGGACACGGAATAATAATTGTATGCACTTGCCGACGCGGGGAAATTACCCATGTGAAAAATAGCACTGCTTCCAAAGATGTTAGCCGCACCGACGGACAAAGAATATAAGTCATTGTTTGCTGAGGATACAACAAAGTCAACAATCGTTTCCGCGCTTGACCCTGATTTGGTATAAAATTGAAACCTTCCAGCGTTAACTCCTTTGCCGACAAAAGAAAGAAATATATTTCCGTCCTCATTGCATCGCCTGTCTTGGTTATTCGTGGTAAGAAATTTAAAAGGATTTGCCGACGGTTGATAAAAGTCGCTTAGATTAAAATCATTATCGTCCCCGTAAAACTGGGAAGGAATCACAAAACCTGTGGAACTAAATTGGCTTGCCGTTGATGTAACAAGGAAACCCGCACTACTTATCGTTTGATTCTTTGAAACGCAAAACACGGACTTGATAACATCTGTATTCGTTGTTAAGGAATAAGTGTCAAGCGTTCCGAAGAAACTTGTCTTTGCCCCTGTCAACGGCGCAACGTCTGAATAAAGAAAGCTTTGGATATTTGTATCAAACACCGCGCTGCTTCCGCTTGTTCCTGTCTGAGCTGCTAAGAAAGACCCTGCAAGGCTGCCACCAACGTAAACATCGACTTGCTGCTGAATAACCGACGACGGCTCAAGGCTGCGATAAGAAACAGGATAAAGAAGGCTGCTTAATACGTCTGGATTTATCGTGTAACTCATCTGTTTAAAATTGATTTATAATAACTTTCAATCGTTGCCTCCACGCTGAAGGTAATGGCATTCTCAATTAATTCAACAAACTTTTGACTATTCTTTTCCAGTGCTATTTCTATAAAACCAGTCCTTCGTCCCGTCTTTGAATGCTTTATAACACTATTCTTTGTTGGCATTCCTTCTTTCTTATGCTTTGAGGCAATAGCAAAAGCGATGCCCTTAGCCTCTTTGTCGCTTTTACCCATTCGTCTTTTGACGTAATCAATTAAGCCGTCAATGTACTTGCTTGTTTTTCTTCCACTCCCAGGGTAATAAGGTATTTTATCTGAGGGTACGCCTTGATTATTTATTGCCATGTAATCAGGAACTAAACCCTCAATGATTAAAGTATTTATTTCCATTCTTACAAAAGTTTCCATTTGCTTAACCGCTGAGCCCGATAACTCATGACCTTGCGCCCTCCATTCATTCGCTACAACGGTAATAGCTAAAAGGCTAATATCGTCCGCTAACTTTTGTAAACCTTCTAACATTCGCTTTTTATTGAAATATTAAAAGTGGCTTGCACCGTTACCAATCTTTGAATTGACGTAAAGGAATCCAATATAAGATTTACCTGGTCAGGAATGCTATTTGTTGTTTTCGTTGTTCCTAATTCCAAAATAAACCTTTCTGCAAATGCGATAAGATTTGACCATTTTGTAATTTGCAAAGTTGTATCAACGTCCCCGTTTTCATCATAGCCTAAAAGGTCATCAAAAAACAAAGTCACTTGATAGGTATCCCTCCGAGTGACTGGATTGTTAGTCAATGTTGGCACGGCAAAAAATACCCGTGGAAATATGTTTGTACTATTTTCTCCTTCTTCCGTATAAATTTGAGAACGGACGCGATCCGATGCCCAGCCGAAGGAGAAGCCGTTTAACCCTTGCACTGCGTCGGTGGCGGCTTCGAATATGTTTGCTAACTGTACTAAACTCATTTTTTGGCTTTAGATATTTCATCGATAACTTTTTCCTCGGCTGCTTTGCTCGCAAGGTATTGAAAGACCTCGTATAATTTTGCTTTTTCCGCTGATTGCAAAGGTGTGAAGCCTGTTAAATTAAACAATCCTGACTCAGCCACTTTCTTTATTGTCAAGTACCAACCGTATTTTTCATTAAGCCTTTCACTTGCTAATTGAGATTTGCCATTGCCTTTTCCAGCATAGAGGTCTGCAAACCTACCATATATTTCTCGCTTAACTTCGTCAAAAAAAAAGCAACCTCATAGGATGTCTGCAAGGACATTTGTAAAAAGTCAACCTTGTTTTTCTCAAAGAGTTCGTCGCTGTAATCTTCGCCCAATGGTTTCAAAAGAACTGCCATAATATTTAGTAAGCCCTCAGGGTCACCGTTCCTAACCTGATTCATAGCCTTATCGTATTGCGCTGCCATTGTAAATTCAAGTAGGGTGGATTTTTCCATTAACCTTTCTGGAAGCGTGTAAACCTTACCGTTAAAATCGTACAGTTGCTTATATTTTGTTTCCGTTGGCGTATTAATAGCATTCATTATCTTAGTGTAAATGTAAACTAAGTATTTTAATTCTAAGCTATCCGCCACCTTGCCAAAGCAAGCATCAAGGGGAATGCCTGTAAAATAGTTTACAACCTTTGCCATGTAAGGGTATCTTACATTTGCCTCCCAGACTTCATCCATGATTTCAAGACGCGTTGTAAGTTCTTTGTCAAGTTCATTCCATTGGCTAATCAATAGTGGTAAGAAACGGCGTACATTATCCTTAACTTCCTGTTCTTGTAATATTTTGCCTAAGTCGTAAACAAGGTTTATTTGTTGAACATCTTTTGTTATTACCTTTAACTTCTTTGCATACGGTAAAATCTTTTGATAAACCGCGTCCCTATCATTCAGGTATTGTATCGCTTCAAGTTCAACCTTTGGATGCTGCGGCAAAAGGAACTTCGCAAAGTAGATATATTGTTCCAAAGTAATATCCGACGCCGTCTCTGGATAATTATACTTGATTTGTTTGTTGCCGATGTTAAATATTACCATTATTTTCTCCTTGCTTTTTTTGTTACCACGGGAATATTATCTGCCAACACGTCAAGATTATTTTCCGTTGTACTTGGTTTAAAAGGTACTGGCTCCGCTTTGGTATGTGTAACCAATGGAAGCGACGGAGGGCGTGACCATTCTCGTTTGATTCCATTCCCTGTAAGCTTCACGGCTTTTTCAAGGTGACTTCGCATTTGCAATAACCTCTTGCGCTGCATTGGCTTATCAATGATTTCCTGAGTAATCTTTTCGATTAAGTCAATGATAATTAACGCTTTTTCTTTATCTGTCATATATCTTTATTTTAATTAAATGCCAATAAATCGCTGCCTTGTAATAAACGCATACAGCAATATTTTGTCGCGTCAATTCCGTGATTTTCCGCATCCATTGGCGTGCTACTTTTCCTATCATTCCAAATGTAATTCCTTAACTCATGCTTTAAATTATACGACTCAGGTGTCACAACAATGGTATAATCTAACATCTTCTTTATGCCTTCAACGATTGAACCAGGGCCCTTTTCTGCTTTATGCACATTTAACCCCCGTTGTTGCAAAGCTTCAATTAAACGTGGTTCGCTTGTATCTGCTATTATCATAGCGTTGGGGCTAACGTAATGATTCATTTGCTCAATGACTGCCTCGTATGAAAGGGACTGTTTGTAAATCATTTCTTCAACGTATATTTTCTTTGCCCCTTTGTCAACCGCCACTTTTACCAATGCCAAAGGATCTGGGTAGAAGCCGAAGTCAAGCCCGTAACCAAACGGAAGGCTAATGTCAAAAGCACCCTCAACCCAGTTGTCAAATATAACCCCTTGTTTTTTATCCAGCCATTTACCCAAAAATCTATGTGCGTATGCCTCTGGTGACTTCGTTTTAATCGCTTCTATCTTTGCTATGTAATCTTTGCTTAGGTTGTGGTAATTATCAAAGTACGTCGTATGAATGTGGGTAATATCTTGATGTGTGCTTATCGGTATCATTTGCCCGTCAATCGTTTCCATGCGATGCGATTTTTCAAACCACCGCTTCCAAATCCAATGCTCCACATCTTGAGGATTCATGACCAGTATGACAATGTTAGGGGTATCAGGCATCCTGATTGATTCATCAATGGTATCAAAGTCCTTTTCGCTTACAAACTCCTCAGCTTCATCAACAATGAACACATTTAACTTAGGTATTGACTTTAACTTTGCCGTTTGATTTCCAGAACTTGTCTTGATGCCTGAGAATATTATTTCACTGCCTGTTACTTTGTGGCTTATTTGCGCGTTGGTCATTTGAAATTCATCACCGACGCCTAACAAGTCAATCTTTTCCCTAAACTCAGGAATAACGGAAATATTAGCACTTGATAAGGTATAACGTGTAAAAAGTATTTTCCATCCTTTGTTGGCTAAAAGCATATTACAAGCCCAAAGCCCCACGGTGAATGACTTCGCCGAACCACGCCCCCCAGTGATGAGGAAGTAACGTGTTCGCGGTTGCCAAAGGGCTTCGTACTTTTCACTAACCTTTATCTGCATTTATAAGGATTATTTAAATTTGCTCCTCATATAAAATATCTAATCCATATTGCAAAGCAACTTCATGCTCAATTTGACAACCTCTTGCATTTTCCCAGCCTTTTGCAAAGATAACAGCATTGCAAAGAGCCATTTTCTCAAGTGATTTTGCCAAATAATATATAGGTACTTGATTTACGCCTATTGATTTTAATTCAATTTTTGCAAACCATTCATCTTTGAAATAGGTGTGTACTACCTCCATATTTTCATTTTTTGCAAATTCTAAAAACCTGTTTTTTGTTTCTAAAATCTGTTCATCTGTTAAGCCATTCATTGGCTGGCTAATCATAATTTTAATCATTTGCCTTATCCTTTGTAAATATTATCGTTGGCACGGTCACCTTTTCCCCTTGCGTTGTTATGTCAATGTTCTGTTTACTTTTTCCGTATGCACGGTCAAGGAGCAATTGAGCCGCCTTAATGTCACCCTTTGCCGCCTGTTCCCTTAGCTTCATAATAATTGCTTCGGCTGCCGTTATACCGTCCTTTTCCTGCCCCATGACATTTGCCATAATCAAGTCAAGGGCGGGGAGTTTTTTAGGGCGTCCAACGTTAACCGTGTTTCCTGATTTCAATTTACCTTTATTTTTTCCTTCCCTCATAAAACGAGTTTTTAACGAGAATTATACTCAATGCCATTGCGCTTGATAATCAATGTTGAATCAAGTTTACGCATCCTGTCAATGATAACTTGACAATACTTTGGTTCAAGCTCCATGCCATAACAACGGCGTTTAAGTTGGTGCGCGGCTACCATTGTTGAACCACTGCCGAGAAAGCCGTCAAAGCAAATTTGGAAAGGAAAATCATTAAAAATATCTCCAAATAAACCTACTGGTTTTTGTGTTGGATGAACTCTTGTTCTGCCTTCAAGTTCTCTACTTCCTTTTCTACTCATGCCATTCCACATCCATTTATATAACTTTGAACCCTTATCAAAAGAAGTCCAAGCTATTTCCACATCTGCAAAATTACCGCTATTTTCTTTATCCCAAATAACCCAACAAGCCGATACTGGCAAAAAGTCGGTAAAATAATTTCCACCCCAAATAATGAAGTTTTTCATTCCAAATGAAATACAAGTTTGATAAAATTCTTTTGCGGTTTCAGTTGTATAATCTCCAATTATTTTTTCATAAACTTTTGCATTAACTATTTTATTTTTACCTTTTTTAGTCGCCCCACCACCACCTCCGACAACTCCTTGAAAAGTTGCTTCTTTATCTTCGCCAATTTTGATATTTTTTACAACGTCAATCCCATACGGCGGGTCTGTAAATACCATGTCCGCCTTTTCCCCGTCCATTAACCGTGCCACCGCGTCCGAATCCGTGCTATCTCCACAAAGCAACCGATGTTCCCCAATTTCAAACAAGTCACCAATGACAATGTCCGTTTCAATGCCTCCCTCAGGGACTTCGTAATCGTCCTCACTTGCCTCCAATTCCTCCACCGTCTCAAACTGAGGTATGTCCAAGCCCCATGCCTCCAGGTCCACAACCTCCCAATCGTTCGCAAGTGTATCCCAGTCCCAACTGCCCGTGTTTGCATTTAAACGTATATTCAATTCCTTTTCATCTGCCTCATTCAAATCAACGATAACGCATTCAATTTCATTGATGCCCAGTTTTTTAAGTTCACGGACACGGAAATGTCCGCCGACAATGTACCCAGTTTGTTTATTATAAATAATCGGTTCAACCAATCCAAACTTTTGAAGGCTTTCTTTCAAGTGCTTTTCCTGCTTCGCCGTGCTTTGTCGTGGGTTGTACGGTGCTGGGATTAAGTCAGATATTTTCTTTTTCTCGATTATCATAAAGCGTTTAATACGTTTATCCTTAATTCATTTACATCTAACAAGTCCCTTTCATTACTTAGCCATTCACGCCCAGTCTTTAAGTCTGCAAAGTAAGCGTCATCTTTCTCCAAATGCTTAGCAAATTTGTTGCTTAAATCCTGTTCATCTTTGTAAGTCCTAACCGAAGGAATGCAAAATTCCTTGATTGCCTCAGGTGCATAAGAAATACAACCAGCTACAAGCATCTCCATAGCAAAGTTATTGGACTTCGCCTGATTAAAATTGTCAATGGTTAAAGGGAAAACGCCGTAATGTGGCGCACTGTTTTTAATTAACTCAAAATACTGGAAAAGGGAATTGTTCCAGGGAAGAACTTTAATATTTGGATACAAGGTTTTTCCCAACCACTCAGGAAGTCCAATGAATGCAACTTCCGTATCCTTTCGCTTGCTTATCGCCTTCCAAAATGTATCAATCGTTTTCAAGTCCTCGATATGTGTCATTGACCCGCGCCAAATGATCCGCTTTTGCTTTGTTTCAAGTTTATCTTTGCGAACGGGAACAAACGGCGTAACTTGAAAATCAATGGCATTAGGAATAACCATTATTTTACTTTCGTCAAAGAATTGTTTGTAAAATTCCTTTAAGAATGGCGTTGATACCATTATGTAATCAGCATATTTAAAAGCCTTTTCCACTGACTCCTTAACTTTTGTTTTCCCGAAGTGTTCCGACGCTGGGTTGGCTAAATTTACTTCGTGCAATAAATCGTCGTGGTCTAAAATAACCTTCTTACCCATTTTCCGCGCCTCAGCTATCATTGATAACATACCGTCACCGTTGGGACGTTGGAAAAGTAAAACATCAACGTCGTGAAAATCATACCATTTTACTGTTTCTGGATTAAGGTATTTTATAGTAAGGTTTGCTATTTGTGAACGAAGCCGCATAAATGGATTAACCGAACGATAGTAGTCGGTTGTTGGGCTGGTTAAATTTACAACGATGCCTAATCTCATTTACTTTGTTTTTCGTAGGTTTCCAAAAGTAAATACAATACTTGCTCCATTGAATGCTTAACTTTTGTTTCATTCCAGAGCCGAAATTGTAAATCAAGAAGCTTGTTTCTTAGCTTTTCATCTCGATAAGAGACACTAAAAACCGAGCCATTCCCTTTATTTGCATTCATTTTCTTTGTTTTTCATTTTGTAATACCTCTCTCTTTGGTACTTTTTTAATCTTTCTTTATTGGCTTCGTAATGAGCCTTCCTTTTGGCTATTACTTGAGCCTTTTGTTCATCGCTTAAAGCATCGTATTTCTTCCTTAAATATTCAAGGTACTTTGCTTTTTGATATTCAGGCATTTGCGCCCTGTATTCTCGTTTGCGTTCTGCGTTCATGTTTAAAAAGGGAAATCTGATTCAGGTTTAAAAGTTGTTGCCTCAGATACCTTTTGGTTTTCACCAGTCGTTGGCTTGCCTCCAAATTCTATTGAATTAACCATGCAACGAATAACCGCCGCCGCTTCGCCGTTTTTCATGTACGCATTCACGCCGCCCGATCCTTCAACAACGACATAAGTACCTTTTACAATGTGAGGCGCAAGTTTAATACCACGTTCGCCCCAGATTGAACAAGTTATCCAGATTGTTTTTTCTGACGGCGTTGGGCTATAAACCTTTTCCGTGTGTGCAACTGAGAAAGAACAAACGGCATTATCACCCACGTTTTTTATTTCAGCATCCTGTCCAACGCGGCCCGAAACGATTAATTTTATCATAGTAATTTTCTTTATGCAAAGATAAGTTTATTTTTTTATTTAAATTAAATTTGTTTTAAAGTAAATTTATTATCTTTGTTGCGCAAGTTAGTTTAGTGTTAAAACGTGGTGCACATATTTGTATATGTGGGGCAAAACGAAGATTAGATTCCTTCACTTGCAGAATTAATAAGTGTTGTTCCCTTGAGAAAGGAATGTCTTAACCCATACATTACAACCATAGCAGACAAAGTAGATATAAGTATCTGTAACATCTGGGTAATGTAGCTGAAATGAGTAAGCGAGATTTCTACAACACAGAGGGGTTCTCTCCCTCAAAATAGTCAGGTGGCGGAATTGGTAGACGCACAAGTCAGTGGGGTAATTCCTAACGGTAAAAATGAGTACTTGATATTACAGGTTCGAATCCTGTCCTAACTACTAACTTTAAAAACTAAAATAAAAATGGAAAATTCATTTTATGACAGACTTCTAATTGAAGCACAAGAATTAGCAACAAAAACAAATGCTTTAAACGATTTTATGCGTACACAAGCATTTGTTGATTTAGACCGCCAAAATAAAGATTTACTTTACAAACAATCAAGATTGATGAATGAGTATTTGCAAGTCTTAGGTCAAAGGTTAGAGATTTTAGGAGAAAAGTTTTCTTTTAAAATTTAAAAGTCGAAAAAACAAATGTGTTGTTCCCTTGAGAAAGGAATATAATCTAAACAGTAACTAACAAAATGAGAAGGTAGTTACCAACACAGAGGGGTTCTCTCCCTCAAATTTAGCAAGGTGGCGGAAGTTAGACGCTAAGTGCTTATGACAAGAATCCTACATACGTGTTATGATTCTATGCAGGTTCAAATCCTGTCCTTGCTACAATTAAAAACAAACAAATGATTGATAACAAATTCTTTTTTGACAAATCCGTTGAACTTGGTTTTACCACCACGGACTACGAGCCACTTGTTAACTTGCACATGAACGGCGCCAGGGTTTTGCAAAGTTTGGGCTGCGAATCTGTTTTTGAATTTGGTTCTGGATTAGGCTTTTTCCTTTCAGCATGCCAGCGCGTTGGATTAGATAATCATGTAGGCTACGATATTAACCCGTATGAAAGGGATTTTGCAATTAGCAAGGGAATTAAACCTATGAATTATATATTGGCTAATGGTGAGTTGATACTGGTAGGGCAATACGACGCCATTTATTCGACTGAGGTTTTTGAACACATGACCGAAGAAGAAATATCTAAGGTTATGCCAATGTTATCTCGGGTTTGCAAAAAGTATTTTTATTTCACGTCCACGCCCCATGCAACCACGCCAGAATGGGACGCGGAATGGGGGCACATTAACTTGAAAACAAAAGAACAATGGATTGCCTTGTTTTCAAAGTTTGGGTTTAAGTTCATAAGGGATGCGTATGAGGTGACCAGCTGGGGATTATTATTTGTAAAAAGGTAAAAAGAATAAAAAATAGGTTATATTTGTATATCCTTTTGAATCAGGTAGGAGCGATTCAAAAGGTACTTGAAACAACACAATCTTGTTTCACCTTGCTCAATGGACTCCTACCCGTTGAGCATTTTTTATTTTACCTATGCAAATATTACAGGAACTTGAAAGCCTTATTCCCCCATTATCAAACGAGGAATTTAAGCAGCTTGAACGCAATATTCTTGAAGAAGGAATAAGGGAGCCATTAATAACATGGAATGGTATTTTAATCGACGGGCACAATCGATTCAGGATTGCGCAAGAACATGACATGAATTACGAAACACTTGAAAAGGAGTTTGAAAATTTAAATAGTGTTAAGGAATGGATGATTAACAACCAATTTGGAAGGCGAAATTTATCTAATTACCAAAGGAGTGTTTTAGCCTTGCAGCTTGAAGATGTGTTTCGGGAAAAGGCAAAGGAGAAAGAACAATTTAGAAAGACTACTAGTCAGATATCTGACGAGTCATTACCAGAAATATCTACAAAAAAGGAACTTGCTAAAATTGCTAATGTTTCACACGACACCATTGCCAAAGTAAAAAAGATTGAAGCAACCGCGACACCCGAAGTGAAAGCAAGGTTGAACACTGGAACAATGTCAATCAATGAAGCATACAAGGAAATTAAGAAGGAGGAGAAGATTGAAGAAACAAGAAAAGAAAAATATGAAATAATTAAACACGTTGAATCAATAGAAATATCAAATGTATTTAATGGTGATTCAATAAATTTTATTGATAAAATAGATTTTAAGATTAAGTGCGTTATAACCGATCCTCCGTATGGAATGAATTATATATCAAATAGAAGAACTGTATCTGAAAAAGACAAAGGTATTTCTAATGATGAAAATTTAGATTTAGCGATTGAAACCGTTAATAAGGTATTTAGTAAACTTTATAATAAGATGGATGAAAACTCCGCTTTGTTTTGCTTTATAGGCTGGAAGCAAGAAAAATACTTTATTGAATTAATTGAAGATATTGGCTTTGAGGTTAAAAATGTATTGATATGGAATAAAAACAATCATGGTACTGGGGATTTGATTTATTCCTTTGCACCTAAGCATGAAAGAATAATTTATGCAACAAAAGGAAAAGTAAAATTAAATTACAGGCATCCGGATGTTTTAGAAGGTTTTGACATAAGAACAAATCACCCAACATCAAAGCCAATTGATTTAATAAAAAAATTGATTGAAAGTACAACTTTACAGAACGATATAGTTGTTGACCCTTTTGCTGGGCATGGTAGTACAGGAATAGCCGCTAAAGAATTAAATAGAAATTACTGGTTATGTGAATTGGATTATGAAAATTATTGCATGATTAAAAATAATATAAATGAATGATAAAACCACAACCTACAAAAGTGACATATCTATTGGAGTTAAATCTGAAGATTTAATTATTAATTGGTTTAATAAAAATAATTATATATACATAGATAAAAGGAAGGATAAAACTTATAGAGAGATGGATATTGATTTTGTTATTGAATTTACAAAGAATGACATTGTCTTTTTTAGACCGAGGATTGAAGTTAAAACTATTCAAAATATTAATTACATTAATATTGAAACAGTATATGATATAAATAACAGACATATACTTAATGATTGGTTAAATTCATGCAAGGCTACATATATTTTTTTTGTATGCGAAAAGGTTAATAAATTTATACAATTAGATTACCAAAAATTTAAAAAATGGTTTATACCTTTAAAAAACAAACATGAAGAAATAGTTAATAAAACGACGGTTAAAGGAAATAAATCACATACGTCTGCTTTTGTTAAATTAGATGTTAATATTATTCCAAAAGAATTATTTGAAATCATAGAATTATGAACAAGCTAAACAACAAAATCAAAGATAATTTTACCATTATCCCGAATGACATTATACGGAACAAAAGCCTAAGCGACCGCGCTCGTTTTATATTTTGCTACATGGCTTCCATGCCTGATGACTGGAAATTTTACCAGGGCGTAATGGCAAAGGAACTGGGTTATACTAAGGATACCCTTAGGAAATACATTGAAGAACTTCTGGAAACAGGATATTTAGACAGGGAACAAAGAAGGGAAGTTGGAAAATTTGATAGTTATGATTATACTTTAAATTTTTCACCGTGTACTAAAAAAGCCGACACGGTAAAAATCCGCTACGGTAAAAAACCGACACGGGAAAAGTCGTCACTAATAAATAAAGACTTAGAACAAAGAAAGACTATTATAAATATAGACTTAAACAAAGAGTTTGAAAACGAGTTTTCCACCTTCGAAAAAATTACAATTGAAGATTCTCAAAGTTCCAAAGTAAACCCGTTTACAATTGTTGCTAAGTTGCAAAGTGAAAAAGAAGAAAAGAAAAGTTCCGCGAAAAGAAAAGAAGAAAGCACCGAGCCAAAACCCGAGCGCAAGCCAAACCCGACATACGAAGCTTTCACCGTGTTCTGCAAAACCTTTGAACAATTATCAGGCGCCGCGTACCCAACAGACCAAAAGGGGCATTATATTATGAGTCCAAAAGATGCTGGAGGCATGGTATATTTGTTGCGTTGGCTTGAAAAAGTTGACCGGAATAACGATACAAATGAAGCATTAAAAGTATTTTTACAAGCCGCTTGGAGCCTGCCTGACAAATGGTTAAAAGCCAACTTCACTCCAGCTATTTTATATGGACAGGCGGGGAAGATTTACACAGCTTACCAGACTTCGTCACCCGCGGCAAAGAAAAAGGCGTACGACGATGAAGTTGACAGGCTTTTGGCTGAGTATATACAAACCTTAAAGCAAACACAATAACATGATACAAGTAAGTTTTAGCGGCGGTCGTTCTTCCGCAATGATGGCAAAGATTATGATTGATAATTATTCAAAAGATGAATTGATTTTTACTTTTGCAAATACTGGTAGGGAAATGAATGAAACATTAGATTTTGTAAATGAATGTGATATTAGATGGAATCTTGGTGTAGTTTGGTTAGAATTTTGCAATGAGAATAAATATAAAATTGTAAACTACGAATCATCTTCCAGAAATGGTGAACCATTTTCTGACATGATAAAAGAAAGGGGATATTTGCCAAACAGAGTTAAAAGATTTTGTACTACCGAATTAAAAATATTACCTATGGCAAGGTATTTAAAATCATTAGGACATAAACATTGGGACGCTGCTATTGGAATAAGAAAAGATGAGCCAAATAGGTATCATAAAATGAAAAATAAAGTATCTAAAGATAGGTGGGATTATATATTTCCTCTTTGGGATTTTAATATTACTGTAAATGATGTTAAAACATTTTGGAGTAACCAAGGATTCGACCTTAAAATACATAGCACATTGAGTAATTGTGATTTTTGTTTTATGAAAGGAACAAAAAAGAAAGTTGCTCAAGCTAATTTAATGCCAGAAAGATTAGACTGGTGGATTGAACAAGAAAATAAAATTAATGCAAGGTTTCATAAGGATTTTAAAATGGAAACTATTAAGTCATTAGGGTTAAATAAAACTTTGTTTGATGAACCAGATATATCTTGTTTTTGTGGGGATTAATTTATTTTATTTTAAATTTACAATTATAAAAACCAACTTATATGAATTTACCAGCCATTGCAATGACAATCGAGGAAAAGATACAAGATATTCAACTTGTTATCGACAATCGAGAAAAAAGACTTTTTAAAACAGGCATCATTGAAAGCCTGCCCAAAATTAATGAGGTAGTTAAAAACATCCTGCCTCTGTATGGCATTGATGCAAGTCCAGAACACTTGACTGAGGTAACAAAGTTTATCACCACTTACAAATTAATCGCCGTTGATGAAATAAAACTTGCTTTTGAAAAGTTTGCAAGGCAGGAATTAAATATTGATGAACATAAGTTATACGGCAAAGTTGATTTAGCTGCTATTGGGCGAATCCTTACCGCTTATATCACCTGGAGGCAAAAGGTTTATTTTACCGTGGATATGGAAGATGAAAAGAAAAGGGCAAAGTTACAGGAAGAACAAAGACAGGTTGAGGCAAAGCGCAAGTTTTATGCAGAATTTCCCGAGATGTTAAGCGGCTTTAAAGGTGAGTCATACGAAGACGTTCCTGTATATTGGTATGATGCTGCAATGCAAGCTGGGTTAATTGGTTACGCTGAAGGAGAAAAACGCGCTATTTGGGAAGAGGCTCAGGAAATTGCAAAGAAACAAAAGATACAGGCGGACAGTTACATTGACTTTAAAACCCAGTTGCACAGGGTGGAAGAAGAAGGGAAAAAGCGGGCAATTATCATAGCGCAAAAGTTAGCGGTCTGGAGGATCGTGTTAAATAAGGTATAATTTTCATGCAATCTGGTTTTCATGGTGGGAAGTATTTTATTTCCCACTTTTTTATAAAATAATGTTGTAAATATTTTTTTATATAAATAATTATATTTAAATTTACGTATTGAAAATAACAAAACAACCAATCATGAAAAAGCAAATGACCGTTAGAGAAATTAGAAGATTATTGTTTGAAACAGACAAATACACCGTAATAGGTGAGGATGAAATGACAAACAAAGAAAGCCGCGATTTTCTATATGTTATAGATAATCAAGACAAAATTTACAATGTTATCGACGAAGGTTCTCACCTTCTTATCTGGAACTAATTATTTATTTTAAAACAACCAATCATGAAGATTACAAAATTTACAGCCCGCATACCACTGGGTGACGAAAGAAAGAAATACTTTGTCAACGTGGTTTTTTCATGCGGCTTTGGCTTATTTGGGCAAACCTTTAAAAATTCTCCTGATTACCTTATCGACTTGCATTCTTTTGAGGTTGATGCTGGTTATCTTGAAGAATATCTAGAGAAAAACGTTGGCGCAAGAATGCTTGTTCCAATGATAGATGAATACCAAGACCTTTGGAAAATTTGCAACGATTAATAAACAACTTTAAAAACAAACCAATCATGGACACTTTACCAGAAAGCACAAAAAATCTTTTAAATTATTACGAAGAAACCTTAAGTAAACTTAGGCAAGAAAATAACAAATTAAGCCTTGATAGCCAAAATGACTGGCTTATGTCTTTAGATATGTATATGTATTCATTAAGATATATATTTAAATTGGTTGATTATTACAAAATGACTCCAATACAATTTTACAAAGACGAGGTTTTAGAAATGATGCATCGATTTGAAAAACACGCGGCAAGTAACAATGATTCAAAAATGTTTAAAATAAATATTAGCATCGTTGAATATTGTGGAAAGGCTTACAAGGAAATGGAAAAAATACCAACAAAATGAAAATACAAGAATTCGCATTAAACGCCTCATTAACCGTTTGCCCTTCCCATATTGTTGAACCCCTTCACCTGAAAAAATGGTGGAGGCAGCGCGGAGTTGGTGAACTTGAAAAATGGTTTGTATCTGGAAAATCAATTTACTATAACGAGGAAATAGACTGGAAAAAAATAAGTGACCATAAAAAATCCTTATGGTACGATTCTCAAAACTTTCAAATAAATATGGGTCATGAATATTCTAAAAGGCAGGGTTAAATACACGGCAGGCAAAGTTTTTGAAGGTCAATACGGTCCTTCCATCAACGCCGCAATCACACTTGACAATGGTACAGACATCCGCGTGTATGGGAAACCAGACGATAACAAGTTAATGGCATTAAAGAAGGACGATGTCGTTACGATTATCCACGACGGCAAATCTTACAAGGTGGCTTTTGATATGCTTACCGCGAACGAAATACCTGAAAAGGTACAAACACCTGTCGAACCTGATAAAACGCCGCAAATTGCAAATGTAGCCCCTAAAACGAACGGGAAATTAACGGCGGAAGAAATAAGCGAAAAGGCTACTTTTATGACAGGTATATACGCCGACATATTTCACCAGCTCAAAGCCTCAGGCTTAGAATCAGCGCAAGCGCAACCAGCCGCCGCAACAATTTTTATTCAAATCGGAAAATTATTTTAATTTCATATTGGTATGTTTGCCCCAGCCTATAAAATGGCTGGGGATTTACCGATAAAAAAACAAAAATTATGACAGAATATGAACTTCAAAAACTTGGGTTTAGTCGAGTTTATTTAGATGATAACTCAGATATAATTGATAAACCAGTAAATAGTAATAACATTTATTTTTTTTACGAATTGGAAATTGAAAATTTAATGAAATTTCAATCTAATGGCATTGATGAACTTGTAAATAATAATTGGGTTGTTGATTTTGGCTTTGATGGAGACTGGGAAATGAATGGTTTTCAGATTGAATCTTACGATTCAGTAAAAAAAATAATTGATTTATTTCAAAGTATAAAATTAAAATAAGCATGCTTTTACCAAAACCATACATATCAGTCAGCCAAATAAACCTTTGGTATTCCGACCGCCAAAAATATATTAACCGTTACTTTTTAAACCTTCCAGAAGAACCGTCAATATACATGAATTTTGGAAAACAATTTGCCGAAAACACGGAAGCGTATATTAAAGATGGAATAATCATGGAAACCTTCCCCGATTTTTACATTGACAAAATACGCCCGATGAAAGGTTTGGAAGCTGAAAAAGAAATAAGCCTAAGCATTAATGACATTCAAGTCAAAGGTTTTATTGACGCCTGGGACGTTCATAACAACAGGGTCATTGATTTTAAAACCTCAGGCAAACCGTGGACGATGGACACATTGAAAACAAGCCTTCAAATGAAAGTTTACGCGTTGGCAATGTTCGTAAATGGTGACCAGATTCCTGAGTGCCAAATCAACTGGCTTGGAACACGGAGAATTAAGAACGGTTTGGAATTCACGGGTGAAAGCTATGAATTAAATCATACCTTTGAAATGGATGAATTATTAAAGGCGATTGTTTTAATTGAGCAGACTTGCAAAGAGATAAGCAAAACGTACACCAGTTTTTTACATTTTCATAATTAAAAAAATGACACCTAAAGAAAAAGCGAAACAATTAGTTGATAGTTTTATGAATAAAATAGTCACATATTTAAATGACTTTATGGCTATAAGGAATGCTAAAATGTGCGCCTTGGTTGCTGTTGATGAAATAATAGATATACTTGAAATAAATGGATTTACTTTACAAGAATATCACGATAAAGGAACTTTGGAATATTGGCTTCATGTAAAAGATGAAATACTAATAGTGGCAAATGAGATGGCAGAACAATATTCCAACAAATATATTAAAAAATAAAAATGACGGTTCAAGAAGAATTTAATCAGTTTAAAGGCGGAATAAGGTTGAACGACAATAAACTACGCTACGACCTTTGCCCAGCAATTGCACAACGGGAATACGCGAAGGTGTGGACTCAAGGATTAGATAAATATCCTGCTCATAATTGGGAGAAAGGTTTTTTATTTTCTGAAGTCATCGCCTCAGCCATGCGTCACCTTGAAGCTATGCGACTTGGTGAAATGATAGACGCTGAAAGTGGACTTTTACACTCCGCGCACTTGATGGCAAATGCTGCAATGCTAACAGATTTTTATTTTACACATCCAGAACTAAATGATTTACAAAAAATAGAAAAATGATTTTAACAGACAAGACCATTATTGACGAAATTATCGAAGGTAACATAGTTATTGAGCCATTAATTAGGGTAAACATTGGTACTAATAGCGTTGACCTTACTTTGTCTAATAAGTTAATCATGTACACTGACCATGTTCTTGACGTCAGGAAAAAGCCTCAAACGGCAGAAATTATTATTCCCGAAGAAGGTATGATTTTGCAACCAGGTATATTATACCTTGCCTCAACTGTCGAATATACCGAAACTCTTCGGCATGTTCCAATCATTCAAGGTAAGTCATCATTAGGAAGGCTTGGTTTATTTGTTCACATTACCGCAGGTTTTGGAGATGTTAATTTTAAAGGACACTGGACGCTTGAGCTTGCCTGTATTCAACCAGTCAAAATTTACCCTGGCATGAAGATTGCACAAATATGTTATCATGACATAAGCGAAATGCCATATACGGATTATGCAAGCAAAGCAGATGCAAAATATAATAATCAGGGCAAAGATCCTGTAGCCTCAAAAAACTATTTAAATAAATAGCGATGACGGAAAAGCAAAGGAATAAATTATATTTGTTTAATATTACTATTTTATTTACAACAATATTAGTTAATGTAATTAATTTCTTGCTAAGATGTATCTTTCATTATTTAAAACATTATGTATGACAGAAAAGCAAAGAGACAAATTATATTGTTTAATTATCACACTTTTTTCAATGATATCTATTATAAGTTTTTTTAATCTATTGCTAAATTTTATTTTTTACTTAATAAAAAAATAGCCATGACACCAGAGGAAAAAAAAGCTTGGAAATCGGAGTATATGAAAAAATACTACCGGAACATGAATGATTATCAAAGGGAAAAAAGGCGATTAAAAAATATTGAAAACAAAAAAAGGATATATGAGGAGAATAAAACAAGCTGCAAGAATGAAAATTACGACAAGCACAAATCATATAGGTTGAGAAATGCTGAAAAAATCAAGGCTTATCAAGCCAAATATCGTAAACAACAAAAACATAAAAATCATGTTGACTGAAAAAGAGAAACAAAAATTAGGCAAAGATTTAGCGTTAATTATTGTAGCCGCTGGAGGCATCGTGACCCTTGCTTTTGCCATTTATTTTATTGTTGACACTTTAAAAAAATGGTATTAATGAAATGGGAAATCAAATGGAAGCAAGGTAAGGTAATAACCGAGGCGCCAACTATCGAAGAAGCCATTAAGAAGTTTAAGGAGCTGGGAATCGAGGTTCCTGAGAAAGAAATAAGTATTTGTAAGTTTAGTAAATGAGTGAATGTTTAAGTTGTTTTTGTCCCGTATCTGATTGGTACGGGATTTTTTTTTATTTTATTTTTGTAAATATTTTTTTATTCAAATAATTATAATTAAATTTACATAACAAAATAACCAATCATGACAAACAAGATTCAAACATGGAGATTTTTATACACATCATTTCCAACCGTGAAACAAGCGACAACAAAAACAGGTGCATTAAAAGAAGGACGTGCCAGTAGAAGTCATTTTATTGTAACTTCTGGAGTAGGTTATTCCGATTGTTTAAGGAAAGCGATACAAGAATGCAAGTTTAATGAAAACCAATTAATTGGCGCAAGAAATTTATTGTAAAAACAAACGGGGTGCAGCATCCAAACCAACTGCAAATTTTTAAAACTTAAAAACAAACCAAAATGGAAAAGAACATTTACACCGTGATGTATTTTGGCAATGCTAAAAAATATCAGGATTTACGTCAAGAAATTGCAGCTTTCTCAAAGCGCGAAGCCGTTGAAAGATTTTACGCCGCAATGTTAAACTCAGATTATTTTCCTGAAGATGATTTTTCATGGGGAGGACTTGTAAAGGATTGCGACGGCAATGTGATTGCAGATGCTAACGACGAAACCATTGAGTACGACGGAGGATATTTTTATGCAGAACAATTAACAACGGTATAATGAAACAACCAATTATAGAAACATACGTTCCACAAAACAAGCGCCTTCCTTTCCAGATTGCTGGAGGGGTTGGCGTTGCCTTCGTGGTTGGGTTGATTTATTCCCCAGTCAACACAAATTACCAGTACACTTCTTTTATTCCCATCATTCAAAGAGACACCGTTTATGTGCATAAAATAACCTCACTAACTATTCAGGGCAAAGACGAAAAGAAGGAAGTTGACGAAAGCGCCTACGGATCTCGCAGCTACGGCTGGGAGGTGCGCAAGCTATCAGGCGAACAACTCAGGCAAACATTGGAAGGTCGCGGCTTTCGTAACCTTGCAAAAGTTGACAGGGCAAAGCTTCGTAGAATATACCTTGCTTACTGTTATGAATCAATGTTAATGAACGTTCACGTTTTAACCGATTTTCCTGTATCAATGATTTATTCCTTTTTTATCATTGAGGCAACCAGTCAAGGCGTTGAAACTGAGTTGTGGCGCAAACACGCAAACGCTGGGGGAGTTAAAGCTTTAAAAGGTCACGACTATGTGACTTACAGAACACGCGAAGTAATAAGAGGTAAAAATAAATACATTAGGGCAAAGTTTATGAGTGCCAAAACAACGGAAGAAGGTATGAACCTTTGGGCTGGTGTTTTAAATTCTGGAAGGTACGCGGCTTGTAAAAAGGCAAATTACAAGATAAAAGGAATTAAGTTGTACGAATCTATTTGTAAATGTGTTTACAAGTCAGGATACCATACCGACACCGATTACAAGTTCCGAGCCTCATTGATGGCTGAGTACTGGCAGATCAAAAGGGATAACTTTCCTTTAAAGAAAGAATACAATGTTTTTTGAATTATTTTTCATTTATTTTTGTAAATATTTTTTTATGTAAATAATTATATTTATATTTACATAT